TCGGTCACCACCACCGGGGAAACGCTCGTGGGGTTGGCTGCGAAAGAGAGTTGACAGCGCGACGCGGCGATCCCTATGTTGCCGCTACAGGCCTCATGCTCCGAGTGCTCTCCCGAAGAGGGATAGATACCGGAGCGGGTGGGCGGCGAGGATGGGTTCGAACGCCACATCTGACACGCCTGCACTGTGTCCCAAGCCCCGCCATCGTGCGGGGCTTTGTCGTTTCTAGGCTATGGGCATAGCTGCTTAGCATAGGCATGGCGCTTCTCGTTTGGAGATCCATCACATGTCCGATCAAGGTTTCCCAAATGGGACGGCTTAAAGCGATGCCCTCGCGGCTCGCTGCTCCTGCGCCGCGGCTCGGGCGCGCGCCGGGTGATGAGCGTGGCCGTGATGCTGAGCGCGCCAAGCTCAAGCCTTGGCGCACTTGGTACACGTCGAAGCGATGGAAGAACCTGCGCCGGAAGATCCTGACGCGCGACGGCTACACCTGTCGTCAGACCGGCGTTGCGCTCTCGGGCAAGTCACCGGCGCCGCACAGCCCAGTGATCGATCACATCCAGCCCCACAACGGCGATCCTTCGCTGTTCTGGGATGAGAGCAACCTGCAGGCGGTGAGCAAGGCCTGGCACGACAGCGAGAAGCAGCGTCAGGAGCGCGCCGCCGGCGCGTAGTGCCCCTCCCGCCCCGCCTCCCGGTGGGGGTGGGGTGGGTCAAAAGTCAGGGATCAGCCAAAGCCGCTAACCCGCCCCACACTAAGCGAGAGATTTTTTTCCCGATGGCTGACGAAAATCAGGGCGGCGAGCCCGACCTCGATCTGTTCGGCCAGCCGATGACGCCGCTGCGTGACCGGCGCGGCCGAAAGAGCTTCAAGAAAGACAAGGAAAATCAGGACTTTGTGGCTGTTCGCGCCGCGTCTGGTTGGTCTCAGGCGAGGATCGCCGAGGCGCTCGGATGCGATGAGAAGACCCTGCGCAAGTATTTTTCCCGTGAGCTTTCCGGCGGGGCCATGATCGTCGAGGGAATGTGTCTCGACGTGATGCTGCGTCGGGTCCGCGAGGGGCACATGCCGAGCGTGCGCATGATGCTCGACCGCCTCGAGGACGCGGCGAGGTCGCCGGCGCCGAGCCAACCGGCGGCCGAGGATGAGGCCGAGGACGCAAAGCCGCTCGGCAAGAAAGAGAAGAAGCTTGCCGAGGCCGCGCAGCCAGTGGCGGGGTATGGCGATCTCTATGCCAGGCTCGATGCCAAGCGCCGCGGTGGTAGCGGGCGAGAGCATTGAGCGATCTGTCTTGGGCAGCGTGCCCGGATTGGTGGGAGAAGCTGCAGGCCGGCGCAACGCCGATCCCCGCGCTCGACCTCGATGAGGATCTGGCCGAGATCGCGGTCGACCTTTTCAACAAGCTGGTCGTGCCCGACATCCCGGGCCAGCCGACGATGGGCGAGGTTGCCGAGGAGTGGGCGCGCGATATCGTCCGCGCGGCTTTCGGCTCGGTCGATGCGACCACCGGCGCGCGCCAAGTGGGCGAGCTATTCACGCTGGTGCCGAAGAAGAACACCAAGACCACGCTCGCCGCGTGCCTGGGGCTCATCGCCCTGCAGATGAACACGACCCCGAATATTCGGGGCGTTGTGGTCGGGCCGACGCAATCGGTGGCCGATACCTGTTTCGGGCAGATGTCGGGAATGATCGATGCCGATGAATGGCTCTCGCGGCGCTTCAAGGTGGACGCCCACAAGAAGGAGATCACCGATCACTTCCCCGACCCGGAAACGGGCCGGCCGCTCAAGGCGAAACTCAAGGTCACCTCTTTCGATCCGGCGGTGACCACCGGCGGCATTCCCGCGTTCGCCATCCTCGATGAGCTGCACGTCATGGCCGAGCGGCACTATGCAACCCGCGTGATCGGCCAGATCCGGGGCGGGATGATCACCAACCCGCAGAGCCTCTTGATCATCATCACGACGCAAAGCGAAATCCCGCCGCAAGGCGTGTTCAAGAGCGAGCTGGAATATGCGCGCCGGGTGCGCGACGGGGAAATAACCGAGGATGTGCGCATGCTGCCGATCCTCTACGAGTTCCCGAAGGAGCTGCAGGCCGACAAGCGCCAGCTCTGGAAGGATCCGAAGTTCTGGCCGGCGGTCCTGCCCAACCTCGGCGCCTCGATCACGATTGAGCGTCTGATACCCGAGTTTCGGAAGGCGGTGGAAACCTCCGAGGAGGAGCTGGCGCGGTGGGCGAGCCAGCACCTCAACATCGAGATCGGCCTCGGCCACGCCACCGGCGGGTGGGCCGGCGCCAGGCACTGGCTCGCGGCGGCCGATCCCGATCTGACGCTCGACGAACTGCTCGACAGCTCCGAGGTTTGCACGGTCGGCATCGATGGTGGTGGCCTCGATGACCTCCTCGGCCTGGCCATCATGGGGCGGCATCGGGAAACGAAACGCTGGCAGCTCTGGTGCGCCGCTTGGGTGCATGAGGTCGGGGTCGAGCGGCGCAAGGTGATCGCCGAGAAACTGCGCGACCTGGCCGCCGAGGATGCGCTCACGATCTGCACCGAGCCGACGCAGGACGTGGCCGAGCTCGTCGAGATCGTGGCGGATGTGCATGAGCGCGGGCTGCTCCCCGAGCGGGGCGGCGTCGGGCTCGACCCCGAGGGGGTCGCGGCCATCGTGGATGAGCTGCAGCTCGCCGGCGTGCCGCACGACACGCTCGCGAGCGTCACGCAGGGCTACAAGCTCAACGGCGCGATCAAGGGCACAGAGCGCAAGCTCTTCGACGGAACACTCGGCCATGCCGGGCAACCGCTGATGTCCTGGTGCGTCGGCAATGCAAAGACTGAGGCGAGAGGTAACGCGGTGATTGTCACGAAAGCGGTTTCCGGGGCGGGCAAGATTGATCCGCTCATGGCAACCTTCAACGCGGTGTACCTGATGAGCCTCAACCCGCAGGCCGCGCCGCGCAAGGATATCTCGGGCATGCTCGAGCAGCCCGTGGGGGTGTTCTGATGCTGCGCCGGATGGTGAACAAGGCGGTGGGGCGCCTGGTGAGGAACGCGCTGGCCGACGGCGAAAGCGGATGGGTCAACCTAACGGCAGGCGAAAACCCCTGGCCGATTGCCGGGCACGCGAGCAAGGCGGGCAAGACGGTGAGCGCCACCTCAACGCTCTCGATCTCGGCGGCCTGGGCATGCGTCACCCGCAATGCGCAGCTCATCGGCTCGCTGCCGGTGGCGCTCTACGAGCGGCAGAGCAACGGGAGCCGGGCGCGCATCGAGCCCGAGCTGGCGGAGATCCTGACCCACTCGCCCAATGCCGAGCTGACCGGCATGGAGTTCTGGGAGGCGAAGGCCGCTCATATTCTCCTGCAAGGAAACAGCTACGCCGAGAAGCTTTTTGTCGGCCGGCGGCTGGTCGGCCTGCGGCCGCTGTTCAACGTGACGCCGAAGCGGCGCGCCGATGGCCGGTTCGAGTACAGGGTGACCGAGAACGGCAAGAGCTACACCCTGCCACCGGACAAGGTGTTTCACGTTCGCGGCTTCGGCGGCGGCGATGGGATCGGCATGAGCGCGATCAAGTTCGGGGTGCAGAGCTTCGGCTCGGCGCTCGCCGCTGACGAGACCGCCGGCCGGGTGTTCCAAAACTCGATGATGCCCTCGGGTGTTTTGAGCAGCGAGCAGTCGCTCAATCAGGAACAGCGCACCCAACTGCAGAGCCTACTGGCCAGCTACGTCTCGAGCGACAAGGCCGGCAAGATCCTCACCCTCGAGGCGGGGCTCAAGTTCGCGCAACTGCAGATGAGCCCCGAGGATGCGCAGCTCCTCGAGACCCGGCGCTTTCAGGTCGAGGATGTGTGCCGCTGGTTCGGCACGCCGCCGATGGTGATCGGCCACGCCGCGCAGGGGCAGACGATGTGGGGCACCGGCGTCGAGGCCATCATGCTCGCTTGGCTCACGCTGGGCATCAACCCGATGCTGCGCCGCATCGAAGCGCGCGTACAGAAGGATCTCATCCCGCCCGAGAAGCGGGGCAAGTGGTTCCTCGAGTTCAACCGCGAGGCCATGCTGCAGATGGACAGCAAGGCCAAGGCCGAATTCCTCTCGAAGATGGTTTCGGGCGGGATCATGTCGGGCGACGAGGGCCGCGACAAGCTCAACCTGCCCCGACGCGGCGGCGCCGCCGACGAGCTGCGCGCGCAGGTGGCCACCGCGCCCATCGACACTCTCGGAAAGGAAAGCCAATGACCAAGCGCAACCTCCCGCGCGTGAGCCTCGGCGCGCGTCCCGGCGTCAAGTCCGACATCGCGCCCAAGGCTCTCGAACGATGGAGCCCGGACGTGCGCGCCGCGGTAGAGGACAGCGAGGCGACGATCTCGGTGCTCGATCCTATCGGTGCCGACATGTGGGGCGACGGGGTGAGCGCCAAGCGGATCGCCGCGGCGCTGCGCTACATTGGCGAGCAGCCGGTCACCGTCAACATCAACAGCCCCGGCGGCGACTATTTCGAGGGGCTCGCGATCTACAACCTCCTGCGCGAGCACAAGGCCGAGGTCACAGTCAACGTGCTGGGTATCGCCGCCTCGGCAGCCTCGGTGATTGCGATGGCGGGCGATGAGGTGCGGATCGCGCGGGCGGGCTTCCTTATGATCCACAACACCTGGATCCTCGCCGCCGGTGATCGGCACGCGATGCGAGACGTTGCCGATTGGCTCGAGCCCTTCGATGCGACGGCCGTCGAGATCTACGGGGCCCGCACCGGCATCGATGCCGGCCAGATCGCCGAGATGCTCGACCGGGAGACCTGGATCGGTGGTCAAGCCGCGATCGATCAGGGGTTTGCCGATGGCCTCCTGCCGTCCGACCTGGTCGATCGCGCTGGCGATGATGAGCCCTCCGCCAGCCTGCGCGCCGAGCGCAAGTTCGATCTGCTCGCGCGCCGCGCGGGCCTCTCAAATTCCGCATCGCGCAGCCTCTTGCGTGAGCTGAAATCCGGCAAGCCTGGCGCTGCCGATACCGAGCCGCCGGGCGCGGCCTCTCTCGAGGGGGAGCTTTCGCAGCTCCTCGCAAAAGCAAAAACTCTCTGAAAGGTGACACGATGAAACGTGCAATGATGCCCGCGGCCTCGGTGGCCGCGCTCGCTCTGGCTGCGCCCGCGGCCGTGATCGGTGCCCCGCGTATGGATGGCGGCGGCGGCAACGTCGAGGCGCTGCTCAAGCAGGTGCAGCAGGAGCTGACCCGCGTCGGCGATGACGTGCGCAAGACCGCCGAGGAGGCGCTGCAGCAGTCGAAGAAAACCGGCGAGCTGACCGCCGAGACCAAGGCAAAGGCCGATGAGGGCCTCAAGAATTTCCACGAGCTTTCGGGCGCTGTGCAGAACCTGCAGGGCAAGCTGGAGGCGCTGGAGACCCGCAACCTCGATCTCGAGCAGGCGATGGCCGGCGGCGCCCGCCGCGGTGCCGGCGCGGCGCAGACCGTGGGCCAGGAGCTGGCCGCCAGCGACGAGCTCAAGGCCTATGTGAGCGGCGGCCTGCAGGGCAACCTCAACCTGCGTCCGCAGAATGCCATCACTTCGGTGGACGGCTCGGCCGGCGGCATGATCTGGGCCGATGAGGAGCGCGGTGCTCCGGTCGGCATGCCGCGCCAGCGCCTCGCGATCCGTGCCCTGCTCACCCGCGCGACCACCGAGAGCGACGTGGTGAAATACGCCAAGCAGGTGCTGCGCACCAACAATGCCGCGACCACCGCCGAGGGCGGCACCATGCCCGAGTCGGAATATGGCTGGGATCAGGCCGAGGCCAACGTGCGGAAGATTGCGCACGTCACGCACCTCTCCGATGAGGCCCTGGCCGATGCCGGTCAGCTGCAGGCCGCGGTCGACAGCGAACTGCGTTATGGTCTCGATCTCGAGGAGGAGGCGCAGATCCTCGCAGGTGACGGCACCGGGCAAAACCTCGAGGGCATGCTGAGCGTGGCCACCGCGTTCTCGGCGGCGGCCGGCCTGCCCAACGAAACCCGCATCGACCGGCTTCGCCTCGGGCTGCTGCAGGTGGCGCTCGCCAACTACGCCGCCAACGGGATCACCCTGCACCCGATCGATTGGGCGGCCATCGAGCTGCTCAAGGACACAACCGGTCGCTATATCTTCGGCAACCCCAACGAGCTGCGCACGCCGATGCTCTGGGGGCTCGACGTGGTGCCGACCCTCTCGCACTCGGCCGGCGAGTGGATGGCGGGCAACTTCGCGATGGCATCGACCCTCTATGACCGCCAGCAGAACGAGATCCTGATCTCCTCAGAGCATGGCACCAACTTTGTCGAGGGCATGAAGACCATGCGCGGCACCAAGCGCCTGGCGCTGGCGCACAAGCGTCCGGCCGCCCTGGTCACCGGCGATTTCACGTTCGTCTGATCGACGCTGACTGATCCGGCGGGCCCTGCGGGGCCCGCCTCGATCCCCTGACATTTGAGGAGGGCGTCATGCTCCTGAAGATGAAGCGCACGCAGAAAACCGTGCTCGGCACCCTGCGCATGGGCGTGCCCTACAGTTTCGATATGGCCAAGCCGGCGCACAAGAAGGTCGCGGACGACCTGATCAAGCGCGGCATGGCCGAAAAGACCACCAAGGCGGCACTCGACAAGGCGCTTGAGGATGACGCTGCAAAGCAGGCGGCTGCGCTCGCCGATGCCTCCGAGGGCAAGCCGGTGCCCTCCGCGGTCGGCGAACGCCTGGCGGCCAAGGCGGCCGAAGAGGCCGAAGCCAACGCCAAGGCCGCCGAGGAGGCCAAGGCCGAAAAGGCGGGCGGCAAAGCCGGGGGCGCCAAGTGAGCCAGATCACTCTCGAGGAAATCAAGGCGCACTGTCAGGCCGACGATTTCACCGATGATGATGTCCTGCTCGCGGATCTGCTGGGGGTCGCGGAAGAATATGTGCAGAAGCACGTCCGCCGCGACCTCGAGGCTGAGCTGCCCGGTGCCTGGCCGCCGGGGTGCGTGCATGCGGTCAAGCTTCTGGTCGCGTACTGGTACGGCAACCGCGCGGCGGTGGGGGATGGATCGAATTCCGAGGTGCCGATGGGCGTGCGTGATCTCCTCGCCCCGCATCGGGATCTGAGCGCATGAGCAAGGCACCGCATTTGCGTGAGCGCGTGGCATTCGACCGCCCGACACTCTCGCCCGATGGCTATGGTGGCCAGGTGAGCGGGTGGAGCGACGGGGCCGAAAGTCATGAGTGCCGCGCGGAGCTGATCTATCTGCGCGGCGGCGAAGCGGTCGAAGCGGCCCGGCTAGCCGGGCGCTCGGTCTACAAGGTGCGGGTGCGCCACTGCGCGCAAGCGCGCGAGATTACCGCCGATTGGCGCATGCGAGATCTGCGCCGCGGCGCCGAGTACAACGTGCGCGAGGTCGACACTATCACAGATCGCGCGTGGATCTTTCTGGTGGTCGAGAGCGGGGTGGCGGTATGAGCGCGAGCGCCGAGCTGCAAAAGGCGATCCTCGATCACCTCCTCGCCGATCCTGCGGTGTCCGGCTTGATCGGAGACCGGCTCTATGATGGTGCCCCGAAGGATGCGCCTTATCCGCACGCCGAGTTCGGTCCGAGCGATTTCGTGCCCGAGCGCGGCACATGTCTCACGTCCCGGATCGAAACACTGCAGATCGACGTGTGGGCTCGAGATGCCGGCCGCAAGCGGATCTGTGGGACTGTGGTCGATGCGATGCACGCAGCACTTGACGACACCGCGCTTCCCATCGCGGCGCCTTACCGGATCGTGACGCTTGAGGCCTCGGGGCGCACCATGCCCGACCCTGACGGGATCACCTGGCACGGCATCGTCACCGTGACCGCCGAGGTGGAGACACGCTGATGGTGGAGGGGCTTGGCGAATGGAAGCGCAAATGGGGATCTCTCCCCGGCCAGCTGCGGGATGAGATCATCCGCACCCTCGAGCAGAACGCCGAGGAGCTGGTCGCCGAAATGAAGCAAAATGCGCCCGAGCTAAGCGGCACGCTGCGCGAGAGCATCGGCTGGACATGGGGCGATGCACCCGCGGGATCGATGGCCATCGGGACGGTGCGCGGCGGCGATGAGGCGCTGCAGATCACGATCTACGCCGGCAATGAGAAGACGATCGTGAAGAACAAGAGCGGCGGCAAATTCCAGCTCGCCAAGCTGCAGGAGTTCGGCACCAAGAATATGGCCGCCAACCCGTTCTTCTACCCGGTCTATCGGCTTCGCAAGCGCCGGCTCAAATCGCGGCTCACGCGCAACGTCAACAAGGTGATCCGCAACCTTTAATCAAAGCACTCGGCGCGCACGAAGGCGCCATCGATGGCCCGCCCGGTGAGGAAGCAGAGATACACCGTCTCGCCCTCGCGGATGAAGGCTTCATGCGTGCGCGTATCGCCCTTGGTGCCGCCGGTGATCAACGGTGCCGAGCTGATCACCTCGCCGGCCTGTACGATCTCGGCTGACCGTTTCAGGCTGAGCTGACCGGCCATCGAAGTGGCTGGCAGAAGCACCGGGAGGACACAGAAAACTGTCAATCTCAGCATGGGAGGTTCCCTTGAAAATCAAGATGAAGCGCGATGCGCACCATCGCATCAGCGCCGCCGTATCGCAACACTACCGCAATGGCGGCGAGTACACCGTGCCTAAGGCCATCGGCCAGGCACTTGTCGAGCAGAGCGCGGCGGAGCCGATGCCTGCGAAATCCACCTCTGAAAAGGAGTAAGGGCCTATGGGCACCGGAACGCAAACCACGCGCCTCATCGTGCAAATCGGTGACGGCGGAGATCCCGAAACCTTCGCACATACCTGCGGCGCCAACACCTTCGGGGTCACGCTGACGAATAACCTGGGCGAGAGCACCGTTCTCGACTGCGACGATCCGCTCGATGTGCCGGCGGTGATCATCCGCCACCTCGAAAGCCAGGATACCGCCGTGACGATCTCGGGCATGGTCACCGCCGAGGCCTGGCCGGTCTGGCGCGCCTGGGCCGACAACGGCACCGAGAAAAACATCAAGATCCTGCTCGATGAGGCGGCCGCGCAGAATGGTGGTTTCTGGACCCTGCCGGCGTTCCTGGCGTCCGTGGAGCTGGGCAAAGAAAGCGCCGGCAAGGTGACGTTCAGCGCCACGATCTCGGGCGCCGGTCAACGCGTGTGGACCGACGCGACCTGATGGCCGAGGTGATCAGAGAGTGGGCCGGGAAAGACCGTCTTTTCCGGCTCGACCTCGGCGGCGTGCTCGAGGTCGAGGAGGCGTGTGGCGGTGAGGGCATCGGCGCGATCTTCCTGCGCCTATCCTCGGGAAAGTTCCGTGTGCATGAGGTTTACAGCATTCTGCGCATCGCCCTCATCGGCGGTGACGAGAACAAGGTTTCGGCCAAGCATCTGCTCGAGAAGCATTTCGACCGTACACCTTACTCGGAGAATGCCGCGCTCGCCGGCGAGATCATGATCGCGCTGATGGTGGGCGTCGAGGAGGGCGCGGGCGGCGAGTCCGAGGATCCGGCGCCGATCAAGTTCTCGGAAATCGCGCAGATCTGCCGGGTCTTCCATATGTCGCCGCATGATCTCAAGGCGATGACCTATGCCGAGTTTGTCAATCTGGTGGCCGGCTTCAACGCCGCGAGCCCGAAGAAGGCTGAGCCGCCGACCGTTGAGGAGTTCGAGGAAATCCTCGCGCGGCACGAACCGGAGGCGCTCAAGTAATGGCGAACACCGACACGCAGCTCTTGCTCCGCCTCTCGGCGGATGTGTCCCGCTTTCAGAAGCAAATGTCCCGCATAATGGACGCAGGCGAAGCGGCTGCGATCGGTGTCGAGGAGCGCTTTCGGGCGTCCAACCGCCGCATGGCGCAGACCGCCGAGCAGAGCGGACACGCCATCGCCAAGGAAATGGACCGCCTGCGCGCCAAGTATGATCCTCTCTTCGCCGCATCGAAGCGCTATGAGGCCGAGCTGGGCGAGTTGAGCCGTGCGCATAAGGTCGGGGCGCTCTCGACGCAGCAGCACGAGGCCGCGCTCGAGCGGCTTAATGCCGAGTTTGCCCGAACGACCGGGAATGGCCAAAAGATGGCGGCCGCCGGCCAGGACGTGAGGCGCTCAATGAGCGGTATGGGTGGCGGCATCCAGAACGTCGCATATCAGATCGGCGACTTCGCCACGCAGGTCGGGGCCGGCACATCGGCCTCGATGGCTCTTGGCCAGCAGCTCCCGCAGCTCCTCGGGGGGTTCGGAGTGATGGGCGCCGTGCTTGGCGCGGTGGTCGCGGTCGCGGTGCCCCTTGGTGCAGCACTGCTCTCGACGGGCGATGCCTCGGAAACGCTCGAGGAGCAGATCACCGAGTTGCGCAGCTCAGTCGATGAGTATGTGAGCGCGGTGCAAGATGCCGCTCTGCCGACCGCCGAGATTGCGGAGAAATATGGTGCGGCGACCGAGGCCGCGCGTGAATTTGTCCGCGCCCTGCGTGACGTATCCGAAGCGAACGCCCGTGAGGCGGCCAACGCGGCGCTCGACCGGGTGGCGCGCCAGTTCGGCGGTTTCGATGATGTGCAGCGCGGGCCGCAGCAGATGATGCAAGGTTGGACCGAGCTGACCAAGACCATCGAGGAGATGAGCAAGGCGCTTGGGATCACGAAGGCGCAGGCCGAGGCGCTGGCTCCAGCCTTCGAAAGGCTCGATGAGACGGAGGGCGCAAAGGAGCGTACCGAGGCGGCGGAGGCGCTGCTTGACGCGCTCGAGGATGCGCTGGGGCCGGCGAAAGAGATGACGAAAGAGCAGCGAGCGGTTTACGAGAATATCGCGCTCTCGGCCGACGAAATGGCCCGCTTTGTTGGAGCCTCAGATGGCGCGAGCGCCGGGATCTCTGCCGCGGCGAGTGAGGCCGCGCGCCTCGCGGATGAACTCGGACGCGCTGTCGAAAACGCCATCGAGCTGGCGGCGCAAGGGATCTCCGATGCCACGCGCGCACGCATCGAGTATGAGTACCGCGACGACTGGAGGGGCAGGACGGCCGCGCTCGCAAATGAGCGGTTTAACGCGCAAAGCGATCTTCCGGCTGATGCTGATAGCACTATCAAGAACGTTGTCGAGGGCGAGCGTCGCGAGTTCGTGCGCGCGGCGGTCGAGGCGGAGGAATACCGCCAGCGTCTCATCGCTTGGCGTAAGGAGCAGGCGAAATCCGGGCGCTCAGGTCGCAGTAGCGGCGGCTCGCGCTCGGGTGGCCGTAGTGGAAGGCAGGTCGAGCCGCTTTTCGCGCAGAGCGACAAGGAAATGCAGCAGATCGAGCGCATCATCGAGATGATCGGCAAGACCTCTGCCGAGGTCTCCGAGCTGCAGGCGCGCTATGAGCTGCTCGATGAGGCAAAGAAGCGAGGCCTTGATCTCGACGCAGAGCAGGCCGCAAGCGGTGAGACGCTGCGCCAGCAGATCGAACGCCAAGCGCAGGCGGTCGGCGATTTGACCGCGCAGTATGACCAGGCCAGCGAGCGGGCTCAGTTCTTCGAGGGGCTGCAAGATCAGCTCACGAGCGGGTTCATCGACGCCATCGTCGAGGGCGAAAACCTTGCTGGCACGCTCGAGAACCTGGCCAAATCGCTCGCGAAGGCCGCGCTGCAGGCGGCGCTCTTCGGATCGGGCCCGATGGCCGGGATCATGGGCGCGTCGGGTGGTGGCGGCCTCTTTGCTACGCTCACCGGTGGTCGAGCTGCGGGGGGCACCGTCCGTGCGGGGGGGCTTTATCAGGTAAATGAGCACGGAAAGGAGTTGTTCGCCCCGGCTGTGAGCGGTCGCATTCTCAGCGCGCAGCAAACCAAGGAAGCCCTCGCAGAGTCTGCGCCCAATCGTTCAGGCGCTGCCACTATCACGCAGTCGATCAGTATCGACGCGCGGGGCGCGCAGGCTGGCGTAGCAGAGCAAATCGCTCAGCAGATGGAGCGTATGCGTCCTCAGTTCCGTGCTGATGCTGTCGCGGCTGTCTATCAGTCGAACAAGGAAAGGCCGCTTCGATGAGCGTGAATGTCTACGCGTGGCCTCCAGTCTCGCTGCAGGGTTGGATGTGGTCGCTTTCGGACCCGATCCAGCGAAGCCGCTCTATCATCACCGGCGCGGAGTACATTTCGGCTGGGCAGCGTCGCCGACGAATGGTGGCCATGGAAGTCGCTGGTATCGGCAAGAGCCGAATGGATGCCGGGTACATCGAAAGCCTGATTGAGCTTCTGAAGGGCGGTCAGAATTGCGTGCGACTGCATAGCTGTAGGATCAACCCGCGCGGCGGTGTCGCGGCGAGCTTGCTCCGGTCGCAACGCCTTGAATGGAAGTCGGGGACAACCGACCTTGATTGGACTGCCTCGGGCACGGAATTGATTTGGTATACGGGAACCATTCTCACTGGAACGTCGGGGACTGACGCCGCTGGGTGGCCGATCATAACAGTGTCGGGTTTGCCCCCAGACAGCCTCGTTGCAAAGCCTTCCGAGTTCATCGCGATATTTGCCGATGAGAGCGATACGGTCGGCGCGACCTATCGTGTCCTTTCACCTGCCTATTCGAACGCAAGTGGCGTTGCCGTCATCCGTCTGCACGAGGATCCCGGCATTCTTTCCGGGGTGCGAGTAAACTTGCGGGCCCAAGAGACCGCGGTCTTTCGTCCTGTGACGATACCAAGCTCTATTCAGCCGGCTGCGGGAAACTGGTCCTACTCTTGGGAATTCCGCGAGGTCTTCGAGGATGAGGTGGGGCCGGGCGGCTTCGTGGAGGTTAACCCATGGACGTGAACAAGGGCGCGAAAATGACCAAAGAGAAAGCGACTAACGTGGCGGATCAAAGCTCAGCGGCTGATCCAGCATTTCATGAAGCAGAGCACGATCAGTCTCGGCTACTGCTCCTAGAGCGTCGAGTGCGCGAATTAGAAGCGCAGATCGAACAGCTCCCAGCGAGGGTTCTGCGTCATCGGCAAGAGGTAGGGAAACTGTAACCTCGATGAGCGGAGAGCCTTCTCCCGGGCTGGCCTCCGTCATTCCGAAGCGAACGCGGGCCGAAACGTAGGCGCCCAAGCTGTCGCGTCTCATGGTGATGTCGTTCACCTGCACCAAGTCGAACATTCTCTGATCCCTCTCAAAATGTACGGCGCAAAGCTCACAGCGCGCTGCGCATTGGTCAACGATTCTTGAGGAACCTTTCATGGCAATAGAGCGCACCATCGACGCGGCCACGCTGGCGGCGATCAGCGACCAGGCGGGCTTCTATCCCATCGTTCTGTTCTTCGTGGACTGGCCGGGCTCGCCTGTCTACGCGCACACCAATCTCGGGGCGCTCTCGTGGGCCGGCCAGACGTGGAACGGCGTCGGCCGCGTGGGGCAGGTCAGCCTGCCGGGCGATACCTACGGCATGGCGCAGCAAGAGGCCTCTCTGGCGCTGCTGGGGCTCGGCGACGAACTTGACGACTATCTCGACGTGGACGCGCGGGACCGGGACGCGCGGGTCTATTTCGGGGCCGTGACCGCGCGCGACGGCAACAGCCTGATCGGCGAGCCGTTCGAGGTCTTCTCGGGCACGATCAACGGGCTGAACGACATGACGCAGGCGACCGACGAGGGACGCACGCGCGGCGTGCAGGTGCCGCTTGCCTCGGGGCCGTCGCAGCGCGCCAAGGCCGGCGTCTATCACAGCTTCCAGGACCAGTCGTCTCGCTTCCTCGGCGACACCGCGGGGCGGCTGCTGATCAACTCAGAGCGCGAAGGGCAGCGGCACCGTTGGCCCGAGTGATCACGGCGGAGGAGGTGGTGGAAGCTGCCTTTGACGCGATGGATGGACCTTTCGACTGGGCCGGGGCGCAGGACTGCTCAGCGACCGCCTGCGCGGCGTACCAGCGCCTGACGGGTATCGACCTGATGTTCGACCTGCACGGGGCCTATCGCAGCCAAAGCGAGGCGCTGGCGCTGATCAAGCGGCGCGGCGGGTTCCTAAAGGCATGGGCCGACCAGATGGCCCTGTGCGGCCTCTCTGAGTGCGAGCCGAAGACCGGCGCAATCGGGATCATTCACACCGAGAACATGGTCGGGCGTTCGCTCGGCCTCTGTGTCCGCCCCGGCCTGTGGGTGGCGAAGTCACCGAAGGGGGCGGCGATGACCCCCGCGAACGTGGAGCGTTGTTGGAATGCGTAAGTGGATGCTGCTGAGCGTTTCGGTGATCGGCCTGCTGGGCGCGCCCGAACCGGCGGAGGCCGAGCCAGTGACGGCTGTGGCCGCGCTGGTGGCGAATGGCGTCGGTTTCTGGTCGGCCGTCTCAGCCACCTACGGGGCCTTTGCCACCGCGGCGCTTGAGATCGGCGCGTCGTTGGTGCTGTCCACGGTGGGCGCGGCGCTCACGCGGCAGATGCCCAGCACACCCGAGCTAAAGCGGGAGTTCCCGGTGCGGACCTCGCTGCCGGGCAAGCGCTACGTCTACGGCCACACGCGGATGACAGGGACGCCCGTGCCGTGGCGGGTGCGTGGCCGGGACCTGATCGGGTGCATCCTATTCAACAGCCGCCCGTCCGACGGGTCGAACTTCTCCATGACGATCGATGGCAGGAAATGTGTCTTTGTCGATGACGTGACGGGTGATGAACTGACCGATCCGGCGGACTGGACCAACCTCTACGACTTCTCGAGCCTCGGCCAGATGGTCAAGATAACGGAGAAGTGGCCGGGCTTCGAGGTGGGCGACAACCTGATCCGGGTGTGGATCGGTCTCGGGGATCAGACCTCGCCGCCGGACTGGGTGCTGTCGCGCGTGCCGGAGTTCTTCCAGGCGACGGACGGCTGGCAGGGCCAGACGGTCATGTGGTGCAAGATCGACGCCGGTGGCAGCTTGGAGAAGCGGCAAAAGCGCTGGCCGAACCCCGAACCAATCATCGAAATGGAGATGGGCTGGTCGATGGTCTGGGATCCGAGCGACCCCTCGCAGGACAAAGATGATCCCGACACCTGGACGTTCTCTGACAACCAGGCGAGGTGCCTGCTGGACGCCGTGCGGCAGAACCCGCTTCGGGCCTATACGAGCGAGCAGCTTGTCGAGGACACATTCACCGGCGCGGTGCCTCTTGCGGACGAGGACGTGCTGCGCTGGTTCGACACGCAGAACGCCGGGTCGAACGTCTACGAGAAGCGCTACCGCGTGGCCGGCGTGATCGACTGGAGCAAGGGCGAGCTTCTCGACCTCATCCAGCCGCTGGCCGACGCCGGGGCGGGGCGGCTGGCGGTGGTGGGCGGAAAACTCTCCTACATCCCCGGCGAATACCAGGCGCCGGTCTACACCATGACCGACATCCTCGATGACACCGGCATCGACTTCCAGCGCCTCGGATCGCGCCGGGATGTGCCTTATGCGATCAAAGGGTCTTGGACCTCGGAAGAGCAGGAGTTCGGTACGGCAGAGCTCGAGCCCTACGTGATCCCCGGCGGATCGACGCGCACCGACGAGATCGAGGACATGGCGTTGCCGATGATCCCGAGCGGGACGCAGTGCCAGCGCGTGGTCAAGATTGCCGCGATGCGCCGGGCCGCGCAGAAGCGGCTCACCTGCGTGCTGCCGCCGAGCGCGATCAAGCTTCTGCCGGGGTCCGGGGTCACCGCGGCGCTGCCATCCCCGTTCGGTCGCATGAACGGCACATGGCAGGTGGAAGAGGCGCAGGCGGGCGTTTGGCTGCAGGATGGAGAGGACGGCAAGGTCGCGTTCCGCGTCCCGGTCACGCTGAAAGAGGATGGGCCCTTGGTCTACGCGTGGGACCCGGAATCCGAAGAGCGGGAAATCCAGACACAGAGCCTGACCGACGAGGACGTATTCCTTGGCACCGTGCAGAACCTCACCGCGCAGACGGTCGAGTTGAACACCGGTGGCGCGATCGTGCTCATGATCGAATTCGATTTCGATCCGGTCACCGACTACGTGATCGATGAATACCAGGTCTCCTGGCGAGAAGACGGTGAGATGAACTTCATCCCGCTGCCCGACATCCCGAGCAGCGCTATTGACGACGACGGCAATGTCTCCGGCCGGTTCGGACCTGTCGAGTTCGGGAGGGCCTATGATCTCGGCGTCCGCGCCGTGGGGCCGACCAGCGAGGGGCTTTGGTCCTACGTGCTGGGCATCGTGGCGGGGCTCGAGCTTTCGGGTGTCAGCGCCACCGGCGGGCCGGCGCAGGTCGAGGCCAGCGGAACCGCCCCTGACATCGAGTATTTCAAGGGCGTTCGCCTCTACCGAGCGGCAACTGGCGACCCGTTCTCGAGTGCTGTCCAGGTCGGAGACGACATCGAGGTTCCGCCGAATGGCGCCTTCACTGTCACCTTCGGCAATCCGAACTCCGCCAACCTGATGATCGGAAGCGACTTCTCCAATGCCGGCGATTGGAGTGCCACCAACGGCTGGCAGGTTTCCGGTGGGGTCGCCGAGCACAACCTGTTCGGTGGGTCGGGGACGATTTCGCAGAGCCCTGCACTTGTGGCGGGTGAAGACTACCGCCTGGTGGCGGATCTGATCGACGCGACCGGCTCTGGCGCGCTCCATTTCAGGCTGACCGGCGACACAGACGTTGATGGCGCAAACTTCACGTCAGACGGGATGAAGGTCGAGATCCTGACAGCGCCGGCGAACCCGACCAGCGCGGGCATCTATGCCGAGAACTCAATGCAGGCGACCGTTGATGACTTCGCGGTCTACGCCGTGACCGCTGACGACCTTCCGCCCGGCGAGGCGGATTTCTGGCTCGTTCCGTACACCACGACCGGGACCAACGGGACGCCCTCGGCGCTCGGAACCCTCACCATCACCTAAGAGGCATCTGACATGGTAGTACCTACCGTCTCGGTCCCGACCACGGGCACCGACCCAAAAGTCGCGACCAAAGAGGATCTGGAAACTCAGATCAATGCGGCTCTCGCGGAGAACCACGGCAACACAGAGGCCCACAAGGCCGACGCTGGAAACCCGCACGGAACGACGGCCGAGCAGGTCGGGCTGGGCAGTGTGAACAACACCTCAGACGCGGACAAGCCGGTTTCAACAGCTCAACAGGCCGCGCTCAATCAGAAAAGCGATGCATCGGATATGACCGCAACACGTCTTGAAGCTGAGGCGGGTCAGTCGATCAGGGCTGACGGGATTGTCCCACTTCTCACGGATGCCGACGGTGCGGTCCTCGAGTGGTTCGATGCCGTTACCGGTTTGCGCTACGCCGTCGCGCAGAAGGATCTGGGTTGGCGTGGACTGAACATCAACGGTCGCGTGCCGCTGCTGCGAGATGCCGGCGATGATCCCGCGCTGTGGCATGATCTTGCGCAGGACGAAATCGCGGCGGCACGCCCCATCGTGGGGGCGTCTCGCCTGCAGGCTCAGGGCGGCCTGATGCCCGGCGAGTTGCAGGAGCACCGGCCCGTCGCGGGGTGGCGCGGCGGACAGCATGTGCGACTTGCACCGATGTTTTCGCCGTCTCGCGTGACCGTCATGGCCGACGGTCACGGCATCAAGCAGCTCTTCGTCGTGAGCGAGAATGAGAATTTGGGCACCGATTTCGCGCGGCAGCTCACCTACTGCCAGAAGGATGTCACCGGCTTCGAGTGGCTTCGGCTTCCGACGCTCGACGAGCCGGGTCTCGTGTCGTTCACGCACGCGGATTTTGTGAACACCCGCGCCCGCCACAGAATTGGGCGGGTCGAAGTGCCGATCGCAATTCCCAGCACTGAACAACCGGTTCACATGGTCTTTCTCGGGACCATTGGGCAATCGAATTCTGTCGGCGCAGGGTCCGACGGCGGGGGACCGGACGACAGCATCGAGGGGCCGCAAACGGTCAATGCGCCGATGGTCGAGCCTTTCCTTGCCTTTGGGGGGCGTGTTCTGATGTTCAACGGCGGCACTCTCCCCCATCAGTCCGGGGTGCAAGGCGACTTCCGAGACATTGCCATTGACCCGGCGCAGCTCGCCAGCTTCGAACCGGCGCGCGAGGGTGCTTCCTCCACCGAGCCGGACAGGGAAACGTTCTGCACGTCAATGGCGCTCGGCCTCAATGGCCCGCGCGGCTTCGATGGCACGAACTACGTGCTGACGGGGTCGTTCGGTTTTGGCGGAAGCAGTTTCGCGGAGCTGGTTTCCGACGACGGCTTCGCGACCCGTCAGCAAGCCTATCTGAACCTCCTGACTGCCGTTCAGCAGGCATTCGACCTCTGCGCCGCGCAGGGAATCACAATGGAAGCGCACGTCGTCTGGGATCAGGGCGAGGCGGACCATTCCACGCCGGTAGATGACTATCGCGATTACATGGTCGAGTTTCAGGCGGATGCAGCCGCGCAGATTGCCGCAATCACTGGGCAAGCTGCCGCGCCGAAGCTGTTCATCGCTCAGACCGTCCGGACCAAGGTGGCGACGAACCTGCCTTGCAACTCTGCGCTAGGGCAGCTGCAGGCCGCGCAGGACGTGGCAGACATCCACCTCCTGCCGCCGGCATACTTCACCGATTTCTACGGAGATGATGTGCACTACAAGGCCACCGAGCATCAGTGGCGGGGCTCGCTC